TAAAGGCTCAGGAGAACGGCGAACGATACGACGATTGATCTTTTTTCGTTTAGATGATTTTCGTGTGTTCGCCATGGCAAAATTATCGCTTACTGATTAAAACAAAAAGATCATCGACACGCTGTTCAAGTCGATTGATTTGATCTTTGATCGAACTGCCTGAGTTTGGCTTTAGTTCAGAAAGGTAAGATTTAATAACCCAGCGCAGACCCAGCAATAAACTGCTTGATACGGCGCAAACGCCAACGGCGACAGCGACCCACTCGTTCAATGTCATTTCGCATTGATTCCATAATCAGCTTCGCTCCCTGACTTTGGATCTAATGCCTTGGCTAATGGTGCAACTAATGCTCCAGCCAATACTGCTAACTCTGGTCTAATATCAGCCACAATTGCTAAAGCAACTGTAATGCCGGAGGCAGCCACAGCTCTTAGGTATGACTTAATTGCAGCCTTATGTTTGTTAGTTAGTTTCATGCCTTGCCTCCTAGTAGTGGTATGTCAAAAAAATCTGATTTATTGTCTTGATCTTTTTTGAAGCTGATGTGAATGTGGTGATTGTGTTGGTTAATGCCTTTGTATTTACGCCAACGCCATCCAAGCAACGACGATGCAATCTTGCCCTGGTGTATTACATAACTGACGCGCCCGTTGGTTTTCCCGTATTGTCGAATTTGATCTGCCAAGTATGTTGAAAGCCCTTTGTCGTCAGAAAGCCGAGCGTCAATATCAATTGCTCGCACGCATCCATTTGCTGACCAATCTGGGTTGTGGTCGCTGGTTCGTGCGCTATGTCGAGAATCACCAATCCACCCATCAGATTTACGCAAACGCTCTGGGAAGGAATCATCTACTTGCTCTCTAAATTGAACAGCAGATTTTGATAGCCAAGGCTTCATTAGCCAAGCAACAATTTTGCTTCGTCAGCAGTTAAACCAAGACGATCTAAAATTTCTTGGCGTGCTGCTTCTTTGGCTTCAATTTTTTCTAATTCAACCAATTCCTCATCGGTATAATATTCAATGGCAATTAGATTATTGTCAGGTTTATCCTCATCATATCCACCAAGACCATAAACAACAGATTTAATTTTTTTCATTATGCAATCCTCATTCCCATAAAAAAGTGATCGTTGCTTGCAACTAAAGTTCCAGCGGTAGCAAATGCACCTGAAACTCCAGTTTGATAATACATTTGACTATTTATGTATTGATTGTTCATGTTATCAGAATAACCACCAACTGGAAATATTGGATCAGAAATATACATTGCATAGAGTTGATTTGCACTTTGACTATTAAGAGCCAAATAATAATAACCCGCATTTAATGTTTGGCTAATTGTAATTTCATAAACTGTATTTGCAGCACTTGCGCTTACTGTTCCAGCATCAACCACTAAAGTTGTTGGTTTATTGTTAGCACCAACATTGTAAATGCCCAATCTAACTGTTGAACTGGTTGATTGTGAAGCACCGGTTTTGAATCCAATTCTGTCATAAGTTGTTCCAGCAAGATATATTGGAATGTAATATGTTGTGTTTTGTGATGCTCCTGCTTGACTTAATGAAGCAATTTGAAATCCTTTAATATATTTTCCTGAGTTAATTGGAATTAAAAGTGGTGCAACGCCACCCGCTGCTGCCCATTTTAATCCTGTGGCTGTTGAACTATCAGCTGTCAAAACTGTGTCATTTGAACCAACTGCTAATCTTGAAACTGTATCTGCTGCGGTTGCTGCAATAATATCGCCCTTAGCATCAACAATGGTTTTTGCTATTGCTGCGCTTGCATTGTTAAAGACTGTGGTGTCAATGGCAGTTCCAAGCGTGCGAATAGCAGCTGCGCCATCTTTAACCAAATCGGTATCGTCAGGTGTTTCCCAACTATAATTGGTGGTATTTGCCATTTTTCTCCTATTGTCAGGCTACGATTGTAGCGTATTCCCATGTCAAAGTGTTGTCTATCGTGTTCCAAGCCTCGGTAGCCGGCACAGTATTCCATCGCATTGCTACTTGGCTAAAATTAACAGGCGATAAATTGATGGTCAGGAATAGTTCATTGAATCGAGTGCTCCAACGCCATCCCTCAACATAACCTTCAAACGCTCCATTACTGATCTGAGTTGGTAGATCGGTAATATGAATTGGCTGACCTACAAATATCGTTAAAAGGGCATCTCGATCTGCGTCATCAATTTCAGGGTTTGTGATTGGGAAAGTAATGCTGTCAAAGGTTGGGTAAGGAAAGGCTCTTTGAGCGATATATCTGTCAGCAACTTCCTGAGCATTGTCGGCATCATGGATTAAGCTGTTAATCGTTTCTGATCGGTAGCCATAGGTAGCAATTGAAGTTGCATCAGTAGCAGTCTTTTGAGATCCAAAATTGTTGCCATAGTTCAAGTAAATATCATTGCGAACATCTGAACCTTTAGTAATTGTTCGAAGTCCTGCCCCAATAGCATTATTGGCTGAAAGTTCGGTGTATCCATTAGCTGCTAAATAAGTCTGCCTGTGGTCTGCATCTGCGTAGCCAATGTTTCCTTCACTATCCTCATAAAGATAACCAAAGGCTGAGTTAGCAATTGCTGAAGCAATGTTGTAAATAGTATCAGGCTCAACGCCACGATTTTCCATTTCATAAAGTCCAGGAGTATCGACCTCACCAAGTCCAATGTTTTCCGCATTTGCCCAAGTAATTGCAGGATCATAAGCAGCCCAAGTTTCAGCAGCTGATACCTCGACCCAAGTATTAGTTAAAGAATAGGAAAGCAAGGTCAGCATTTGATCGCCGTCAAAATCTTGGCTTAGTGTGCTGTCATACACTTCTTTTGCAAGTTTAACTAAAGCACCCATTGCTAGAATTGAATAACTAACAACAGTTGCAACTGAGCCTGTAGTTGCTACTTCAACAGTTATGTCGGTTATGTTGCCACCGAATAAAGTTTTATATGTTCCTGTGCTGTCCTTGACTTGCAAGGTCATTCCATCATTGATTGAAAAAGGCAATGTCTGACCAGATAGGGCAACTACTTCAACCTGTAAATACGATGGGTTTGGCTGAGTATAGATATCATCTCGACCTGCTTGATGAGCAATGTCAGCAATAGCAATGTCGGTGTAATCAACCCCAGCGACAGTTAGTTTCCAGTCAGGTGTCCAGACTGTCATCAGCCACCCTTAATGCCATTATTGTAAAGCTGAGGAACTGATCTTGATGCGCTTTGATTTAAGACCTTAGCAACAGCTCTAGCAGATCCTTCAGGATCGACTGATTGAATAGAAATGTTATTTACTGTAGTTCGGTTTTCTCTGGTGTTGGCACTTGGAGTAGGCATAGATGGTGCGCCTAAAAATCCCATTGCAGATGCGTTAGGAGATACATTCGGAATATAGCCAACATTAGTTCCAGGAATTAAATTGATTAATCGAATTGCTTGATTAGCAAATTCAGTTAATAATCCAATGGCTTCTCTAATAAAAGTAATCAAACCGCCAATAATTCCTGCAATAGCACCAATTGCCTTACCCCAATTTTCAGCACCTTTTTGGCTTTCAGTCAATGCATCAGTTAATCCTTTATCACCAGTTAAGCCGGCAATGAAACCTTCAAGAGTTGGAATACCGGTAGTCAATAAATACTCCGTAAATTTTTCAACATAAGGCAATAAAATTTCGCCTAATTTTTCCTTCGCTTCCTCAAAAGCAACGCTTAATCGATCAATCTTTCCTTGGAATGTTTCGGCATTTGTAGCTGCTGCGCCACCATAAAGATCAGATAACTTTTCCTGAATCTGTGTAAATGACATGGTTTTGAGTTCAGCATTTGATAAACCAAGACCAAGTTTGCCTAATGCAGCTTCCTGACCATCATGAGCCTTAGCCAATGCGCTTGCAACAGTTTCTAAATCTTTACCAGATCCTTTGCTTACATCTAATGCAAGGCTTAAAAGTTTTTGTGCTTTTTCGGTATCTTTTGTTGATACTGCCAATCTCTGTAAAGCTGGGCGTAATTGATCGTCAGCAACTCCTGTGGCTAAGGAAGTCTGAAGAATCATGTCCTCAGTAGCCTTTATTTGAGCATCAGTTGCCCCTGTAGCCTCTCTAAGGGCATTGGCTAACCTTAACTGTGCTTGCTCATCCTCTATCGCAGCCTTGACCCCGTCAATGGCTAATTTAGTGCCATAGGCAACGGCAGCAGCAGCAGCCACGGCAAATGCAGCAGCAGCTTTCTTGCCAAACTCTGAAATCTTGCTTGAGTTATTTTCGACAGCCTTATCGGCTTCACCTAACTTCTTTTTTAAATCATCGACATCAGCGAGGATCGATAACTTAAGCGTGCGACTACCGGTTGCCATTAGACCCATTCCTTAATAATTCGATCAAAACTTTGTTCCCATTTGTTAATCAATTCAGGCTGAATTCTGCGAAGGGTCGGATATATGAACCATCCTCGAGATCCACGACCTTGCCTCCCACTATAACTGGGAAACTGTTTGAATTTATTTGAACCAAACTCAATGCCAC